GTTTGGTCAAAAAACCAGTTTTTGGGGGGGTAAAACTCTTTTTTTTTTTTTTTTTTTTTTTTTTTTTTTTTTACCAGGAGTTTTGAGGGGGGTAAAACTGGTTTTTTGACGACATTTGTTACCAAATCGTTACCTTCTGTTAACCTTCTGTTAACCTTCTGTTAACCTTCGACACTACGCAGACCTCGCAAACGCCGCCTCGGAAAAGGTTTTCTTCTCCGCAACAGCCGCTCGGACCTTCAAATCGATGGGCGCACGAGATGTCAGATAGTAGTAATACAGGTCTGTATACTCAGTGTTCAACCGGTCGATCCGCCCCGCCGATTGCTCCATGATCTTGTACGAGTAGTTCATACTCCAATACACGATCACGTTTGTTGTCGTGCAATTCCACCCCTCGGCGCCCGCTGTGTACTGCACCAGGTACGCCCATGTCTCACCTTCCGGCAACTGTTCGTGCTGCTGACCATTCCACTCTGCACACTCTCGGCCGTCCTCCAGCAAGATCTCCCGCAACAGGTCCAGCTCATAGTTGTAGTTGTAGAAAATGATCAGCCTGTCGTGCCTCGCCAAGATTGCCTCCAGCTCACTTCGGCGAGACGGATCCGTAGACACCAACCTCCGCAAGACCTGACACAGCTCGCTGGCAGTCTTGATTGGCGCGTTCTCAAACGGATTCCACCGCGTCTTCCACACCGCCTTCAATGCCGTCCGATCGTGCTCGACCATGCAATACACATGGTGCCGCCGCGTCTCCCGCTCAAAGGGTATGTCCACCAGTAGTTTCTTGCGAAGCGCTTCAAGATGCTTCACCCCGACGTACCTGTCAACCTGCGGATAGTTCCGGAACCGCTTGTAAATGACGTGCTGCGCTCTGAATTCTGTGATGTTCGCGTAGAACCCGTTCGCAATGAACACCGGAGCGTAGTCCAACCATGTGTCACCCGGCGTAGCACTCAGCAAGATCCATTGGTTGGCCTGGGCGATCTTGTAGAACGCCTTCACCCATGCCCCGGACCCTACCAGACGCTGCTCATCGAGGATGAAGAACGCCCCTTTTACGGGCTCGTACTTCTTTATGTTGTTCCAGCTGTCCACTGTAACATCGCACACCCCCTCAGACCCCTCTGAGAGGCCAAATATGGCCATCTCCCGGCTCCATTCGAGAGTGTCCCTCTTTCTGGCCGTGGTGAGTATTACGAGGCGCTTAGGATTGCGCATAGGCTCAAGTATCTCCCCGGTCTCAAAATCGATCTCTCCGCCACAAACGGAGCAAAAGAAAAAGGCCAGAGAAGTTCTCGACTTCCCCGTCCCGACCCCACCGCAAAGGATGGAGCCAGGGCGGAGAGAGCCGAGTGCTTCTACTTGAGCCTTGTAGAGATTACAAGACCCCATCTTCTTCCAGTTCTGCTACCAGTGCATCGAGAATACCTCGATAACGCTGCATGTCCTCACGTGTTGGGCTCAATAACCCTACACCGCCTTTCGATGATTTCCTGGATGGTCTTGAGATGACGGGGGTATTCGACGGGATGACGCTCCTCGAATTCAACAATCTGTTTGTCGTATTCGGGCTCATCTCCGCCAATTAGCACGGTCTGGATAATCCACCCCGCATCATCGTGGTCGTGGTTCTGCTGCACACCGCGGCGTTCCACCGTCTCCGGTGGGTGTAAGAGAAAGTCCGTGGCCAAATCCCAGGCGTCGTTTGCCGCGTTGGTACACCCGCGGCATGAATTGGTCATCCCCGCACCTCCTCGTAATCAGCGTACTTACTGCTCAACCCCTCGACCGCCGTGTAGTAGATCTCATCGAGATATGCGGTGATACCCACGTTACCGTTGATATCCCAGACATAGGGACGCACGATGAGATCGATATTCAGCGGCGCCAGACGATCAAGAATACCGACAGTCCTACCGTCCAGAGCGAGCTTCCGACGCCCCTGGATCAGGTACACAATAGGATCCTGACCACGTTCGTCACCGGGCTCCTTGAATTTGACCTTGACCGTCAACTGGGGCTCATCTGGGTCTTCTGGATGGCGCCCAGGCTTCCATTTGACATTCCAGCCTTCCGCGGCAAGCTGCTGCGCAAGCTCATCCGGCAGTAGGAGGACGAAATTACGCTGTCCAGCGGGGTTGTACTGCCGCTGTTCACCTGTGAAGTTTTTGAATTTGATTTTCGCGCCCTCAACGACGATCGGGTCGGGGCGCTTGGGGCTCTCTGTCATTTCTTATTCCTTTTCGATTTCGTGTCACTCATCGTCATCAGCCACCGGCAAAGACGCGATTGCCGCCTCAAGTAGTGCTTTAGCATCGGGGCCCTTACCCAGCATAACCGCGTCCAAGGCGGAATTAAGTCGCCCCACGAAGTCCGCAGTAAGCCTGTAGTCCCGGTAAGACTTGGCCTCCTGAAACATCCGTTCGACAGTGGGCTGCCATCGATGTAGCTCTGACGCAACCGGCCAGTCCAGATCCGTGTCGCTGATAATAGCCAGAGCTTGGTTGAAGTACTTGATACGGAGCTTGGCAGCCCTACGCCAGTGCTTCTTTTTCAGGCGCCCGCGCCAGGCCAACAGCTGTCGAACGTAGAACAGATTCGCCCAAGCGCGGTGGACTCCATCAGGCGCACAGTTCTTGATAAGATCACAACTCGCCCCGAGGATATCAGACGCCATGCGGTAGTTTCCCCGTCCTGCAAAGTACTCGGCCTTCTCAATGATACGGATCTCGTTCTCCAGTAGAAAGGCCACGGAACCTTCGCACCCCTCCACCTCGGGTGGCTGCGCACGGATTTTCTGCATCATGCTTGGGAAGGTCTTTGTATACTCGGCGTAAGTTTCTTTATGGCTCATTATGTTTCTCCTCAGTCCACAGATTCTTCAAGTGTTTCACGCAACGCCTGGAGAGTCCAGCACGCGGCATGCGCAATCTCACGGATGCGCGTCCAGTGGCCCAGAACAGCCTCCATCAAGCAGTTGGGCCGATCAAAGTGTCGTTCTGCGAGGATGGCGCCCACACTCGCGAAGTAATGCAGGCGCGCCTCCACAAGGCGTGTCAGATGCTGGTTCATTCGCTCACCGACGCCTCCATCAGCCCTTTGAGCTGCTTGTCAAACCTCTTTGAGTATTTCGCGCCCCACCCCGCAGGTCGAGCTCCGTCTTTGACGCCCTCGATCATCAGCGCGGCGCTGTCATGGTCGCCAGCAAGAAGTGCCTCCGCCGCCTTGTAGAGGGCGAACAGATTCCCGATCGCCCAACGAACGGATTCCTCGCCCCGGTCGAGCGAGAGAGGAATGTTCGCGTCGTCGGGTTCGATCGTCGCGCGATGGTACGGGTGGATCAGCGAGGCAAGGGCCAGAATATCGCACGACAGGTCGCAGAACTCCTTGCGCTTGCCTGGATCGTCTCCGTACTTACTCATGTCGCGAGCCTGGTAATGCAGGCGCACCCCCACCCTGTCGACGTACTCCAGCCGCAGTGCTACGATCGCGCGCTCTTTGCGCGTCGCGTTCGGCATCGCCGTCTTGAGAAACTCCTCCGCGAGCCATGCTCGCTCAAGTTCGATCAGCTTAACGCCCATCTTCAATCCTTTCTGTTAGTTGCCCAGTCCATTCTCAGGCTCTTTAGTGGTCAGTCCAAGCGCCTCAAGCGCGTCTCGGTTAAAGCGGGCGACCATGTTTTCGTCCACTCGACCTATCGGCTTCAGGTCACAGCGCCAACGCCCCTTGTGCGCGTCTGAAATATCGAGCTGGTCGTTCGCAATTTCCCAGTCGATGCTGTGTGGAAGCATACGCGCAAGTATCTTGACGAGTTCCACTACGTCCTGCTCAGAGCCGGCAATTTGGAAGACTGCTTCGTTAGTCTCCGGTCTCGATGAACGTATCACCACCGCCGAACTTCTCGATAGTAGCTCGCGCTTTGTCTGACAAACTTCTGTAATACGAATAGTCGATCGGGCCATTAAGACCCACCTCCTTCATTGTCTCGGCTTCCACGAAGCGGTAACCTTTCGTGCCGCCGAGGGCTGAGTACTTGCCGTCTTTCTCACGCCACAGGGTTCCGCCGCCCTGCGTGACAGGGATGAACGCGCCAGACCTACCAATGTAGCGCCTCTCGGGCTCTTCTTCAGTTCCGGTGTCCATCCAGATGGATGTCGTGACCGTCTTCTTGAGAATCAGGTCCTCGAACTCGAGAGGTTCCTTGCTGAACAACGTCTTGAAGACGTACGGCTCAGCGAACTGCGCGCCCGTCGCGTGCCACGTGCCCCCGTAGTCCTGGGCGATGTATACGGCGTCGTTCACAAGGCAGAGCTTCTTGTAGCGATCCTCCACCTCGAATTCATAGCCGTACTTACGCCCGAACTCAAATATGAACTGGCGCGTCTCTTCGGTAGGCTTGGCGACCTTGATCGAATCGGTCTTGACATGCAAGACATGCACGCCTCGCGCTTCGAGCGCCTTCACAAGATCTACCATGAACAGCGCACCACGCTTGGCAACGATGTTGTCCTTGTTGCGTGGGTCGCGAAACGGGTTGTCGAAGTGTGCGGCTGTCAACCCGTATACGATATTGATTACGATCTTGAGCGCATATGCCAGATCGTCCAGCTCCTCTGGCGTACCGTCCAGGAACGGAACGAGAGCGCCGTTGAGCATCCCACGGGCCTTCTCGAGGTCACCGTGCTTGATTGCCAGACGTGCTTCCTTGATAGTCGTATAGTTCTTGGTGTACGGCCCGAACAAATTGAGCCGCTCGATCGAAGTCGGATGCATCGACGCGACGTCAAAGACCTCTACATCGAAATATACCCCAGGATCGGCCAGTACAAGACCACCCTCGCCCGTGGTGATTCCGCGGTACGTGCTCTTGCCGAAGCTGTACTTGTACCCGGGGAACTCCTTCGAGAGATCCGTGTAGACGAACTTCTCAACGGCGTTCCTGCCACCCTCAAAGAGGATCTTCGCAGCATGCTTGGCCGTCGGATCATTAACCGACAGACCAGACAGTGCGGCGAGAATCTTGCGCGCCTTGAAGTCAGCGGCCCTGGCGTGGAACACCGCCTTGGTGGCCTTGACGTCGTTGACACAGTACGATGCCACCTTCGTCCACAGCTCCTCTGGAACGGGTTCGTCCCACGGCAGCCCTAGCTCGAGGTGGTGGATACCAAGATCCAGCTCAAACCGCTTGAGGGATTGTTTGACTGAGCTGAAGTCGTAAATATCGCTGTACGAGACATTATACGCTTCCCTGAAGTACCCGCTGCGCTCATTAGAAACGATACGCTGTGACAGTCGATACAGTCGCTCGTTATCATACCCCAAATATCGAGCGTACAAAACATGATTGTCGTACTTTCTGTTGTTGAACCCCACGAGCTTCATTCGAAGCAAGGGTTCAATTTCCTGGGGGCTCGGGTTGATCATCTGGACCGTCTGGTTCGAGTCTTCCCTCTCCCAGCAAACTACGAATAGGTTCGGGAACACCTCAACGTCGAAGAAGACGATTGGGTCCGTGCCATCGGTATTGGGCGGCTCCTCGTGTTCCGACTTGTAGGGGAACGACAGCGCGCGCTGCATACACGCATGTGCGTGGTTCGTGGAGCTAGCCGCGAAGGATATAACTGCCGGCTCAAGATCGCTGAGGTCGTACTCGACGCCCGATGCATGGGCTTCAGTTAACAGTTTCTCGATGAAGTCAATCGAGGGCTTAGTCGCAGCATGCACCTCTTCGCGAAGGGCCTTCTCAACCGACACTCGCAGCGTTTTCTCGGTTGTCACGATATCGCTTCGTATCACACGCTGTTTCCTTTCTGGCAGCCCGCTGCTGATTGGCGAGATCGGTAGGCCGTTCGAGAACGTAAAGCGCCTGCGAAGAGACGCTTTACCCGTGAAGACCTTGACCTCGATGCCGGGTGCGTAGTCCCGACTCAGCTTGGTTACGTCGCCGTGGTAGATGTAATGCAGATGAACCCCGTTGCCGCCCTGAGAGAACTCGGCGTAGGTTGCCGGCCACTCAGCAGCGGCTTCGAGGTTTAGGTCACGGTTTTTCTCGCCTGTTTCGTCCCGGAGGTCGAAATCGATGACAATGTGGTTGCTGGGGGGTATGAGGTAGTGTAGTTGCCGCTCATCCAAGTCAATGAGCTTGGTCGTCACCTCATTCCATCTCCGGGCGGGGGTTCCAGCGCCATTGGCGTACTGTGCGGGCGCCAGCCCGCAAATATCGCTCAGTCCCGACTTGCGCGATTCGAGTAGAAGTTTGGGCTTGCCGGCAGCCACGTTGGGCTTAGCTCGCTCAAGTTTGTCCAGCTTAAAGTCCATATATACGCAGCGTCGGTTGTCACCTCTACTGACTGCTCGCTCCTGGTAGTCAGAGAAGTACTCCTTGAGTTCTTCCTGGAAGCGGTATCTGGGCATCTTGAATTGTAGCCCGCACTCGTCGACATACTCCTTGTACCAATCGTAGGCTTGTTTGAGTGTAACTCCATCCTCGGCTCCGACAAACTGGTCTGAATATGACCTGACGAAGTCGAAGAAGGGGTCGGTCTGCTCTATCATTGCCATAGGGACGTACTCGGAGTAGTAGTCCTTGCCAAGGCGCCGGTAAACCTCAAGGCAATGGGCCGCAATTGCGCCCAGCTCGAATGGGAGACGCGCCACGGCCTGGTGATACTCAGCAACCGAGAGGCGCCTACCAGTCGGATGAACGTCAATCAGCCGCCTGATGACGCCAGATTTGGCATCCGTGATCTTGACCGGGCGGTTCGTCCCCATAAACAGGAATGCTCGGAGGCGGATGTCACGAGGGGCTTTGTACTTCTCGTTGAGCGACATGATGTCGTGGCCTACGATCGAGTTCAACTTGGTGTTGTCCTCGATGCGGGACAAGTCGCCATCATGCTGAATGCCCACGAGCGGGTTGTTCTTGAACACTTCGGCTGCGAACGCGTTACCATTGGCGCCAAGAGCCTTGGCCTCGAAGGTTGTGGTATACCCCTCGAACAACTGCTCAATGAGGCCTATGATCGTTGACTTGCCTGTCCCGGCTTGGCCATAGAACACCAGGAACTTCTGGATCTTTCGCGCTTCACCGGCGAGAATCCCCCCGATCGCCCATTCGAACTTCTCTCGCTCCTCAGGCAAATATAGCCTCTGAACGAGCAAATCATAGCTCGGTGTCTCACCGGGTTCAACGGAGTAAGGGAGCGCCCGTGTCGCGAACTTGGAACGCTCCCTCTTATCCGATGCCCATGTGAGCTCCCCGTCCAGGTCGTGGAAGTTGTCAGGCAGGCTCGACAAATATCGACGCCATCCGCTCCACGCCTGGGACGAGAAGTTTTGGAGTGAGTGAACTGTGACCGGAACGTCCTCAGGGAGGTCCAACCCGTCTCGGTACGCCAACAACTCTCGATCGATGAGCTCTCTCGCTCGATACTCATCCGTAGACCAGAATCCTAAGTCCGGATCCCAGATTGCGAAGAACTCCTTGCCCCGGACCATGAGGTCCTGGCTTGGGAGAACAGAGAACGACGGGAAGATTTCGACAACTGTCTGCCTCTCTCCGCCAACGTTCTTCTGTTTCTCCCGGCGACAGACCTTGAAGAAGTCCATGGTTCCTCCTTAGATCAGGTCTGTCCGTTTTAGAATATAGCCGCCGAGCTGGTCCCAAAGCGGGTCCTTCTTGCAGCTCGTAAGAAAGAATGAGGTTTTGCCAGTCACGGCGTCGTGCAACCGTTTTCCAGCTTCCTCATACGTAATCAGCCAGTCCTCGTCAGAGAACTCGGCCAATCCTACATTGTCAAGGAACTCCCAGAACCAGCCAGCAAGCGGTTGCTCAGCGTCGGTACCAGACGCCCAGAATTCCGCCTGCTCGGCCAGTTCCAGGAGAACCTCAAGCCACGTTGGCTCCCGCCAATGCGCTATAACCCCGTGCTCTTCCGCTGCGCGGTAACGAATCTCATTAACGGCGTCCCGCCGATTCTCATCGTCCGCGCATCTCGGAACGAACTCCTCATGAGCGAGGAGTTCGATCAAACACCGCCTACTGCGGCTAGGATTAAGTTCGCCCGGGTCAGCGACCTTACCATACAACCAGTCGAAATATGACTGGTCCCCCAGGCGCCTCACTCGCCCAGGACGTACTCCTTGTAGGAGTAAGGCACTGCCTGGATTTCATAGTCGACCCCTACATCCAGATTGCGGATGTAGAGGTAGTCGTCGGGATCCATCGATCGATAAGTCGCTCCAACGAGCGAATCCGCCTCCGGAACAAGGTCCTCAGAGACGGTCGCGATGGTTTTGTCGAGACAGTAATAGAGAAGGGTTTCCGTCTCGTGTTGTGGATTGTTGATGAATTCCGCCTCCGAGATCTCGAATACGCCTCTCCCGGTAGGCTGTACGGTAACATCAGCTTCCGGTTCAACCGTGTCATAGCTTTTCCGGGCATCAGCTTCTTCGGTGGTTTCCACCACGTCCTTCACCTCCTCCCTCTGGGGCTCCCCAGCAACGGGGGCGGCAGAAGTCTCCTCCCGGAGCTCCTTGTAGCGGCGCTTGAAGGCGCTGACCTCTTCAGCCACGCGCTCCTCAAATGCGTCGTCATTTTTCGGACGGGCGATGAAACCAACGGCGGCGCCGGCAGCCACACCCGCCACGAAAGCGATAATATGCGTCCACACAGGGGTTCTCCCTATCATTGATTGTCACAAGGCAGGGATGAGGTCGTAGATGACCCCATCGACATTGAAGTCCAGCACGACGCGATCGTCGTCACCGGACAGATACGCACGAGCCGACGGCGACTCGTTCTCGAACACGCCAAAGCTGATTACGCCATCGCCCGGAACACGTCCGAGTTCGGCTGCGAGCTTCGCCATATTGGGTTTCGAATAGTCTTTGATCCAGCCCACAAGGGCGGCGTCCTTGCTCATGGGCAGGCCGAGGGCCTTGTAGACGTCGTTCAGGAATACTACGCCCCGAACATCGAGTTCGCGGTTGAAGTGGTTCTCTAGCGACCTAAGTGTTAGGTACTGAAGCTCTCGGTTCGGGCTCCACTCGAGTGCGCTCTCATCCCAGAGCCGCGAATACGGTGACGCTGACATCCACTCGCCACTCGAGGGGACGAGGTGGTAGGTCACCCGGGTCTCTTTCGTACCGTCCTCGTGTTTAATTTTGGCCTTCTTGGCGCTGACCTCGTACGCGAACTCGTAGTCTGCGTCCTCACCCAGCTTCTCGCGAACCCGCTGACGATAGCGATCCAGAGCAGCCTGCGCAGTTGCAGCCGCAGAGGTGACCGCCGCGAGCCTGCCTCGGAGAATACCTGTACCCGCCAGGATCGACACAACTGAAGCTGCGCCGACGGCCACCGAGGGACCGTAGATCTGGGTGAACGACCAGACGCCCTTGCCAATGACCTTCGCATAGTCGCGAACCCGGTCCTCGCGGGTGTACTGCGGCGAACCCTCTGCTTTCTTGATCGTTTCGAGATCATGGGCGATTTCAGCCTTGGCGGCCGTGTGCCACCTGACGCCCCGCCGGACAGCCACAACCGCTGCCCCAACGAGCCCCACAACACCGGCTCCGATAAGGAGTTCAGGGCTGCGGAACTTTACTTTCCGAATGAGGTTGCTGCCGAACTTGGCAGCGGAGGAGAATATGCTCATGAGTTTTTACTTTCTTGAATAAGCCAGTTGAACTGTTTTCCCGAGGGCCCCATCCAGAACCCTCGGTGGTAGTTGACATCCGTGCCTTTGAGCACGCGGAACGCATCGAGAACCGTACCTCCCGCGAAGCCCCAGTAGGCCCAGCTGGTCTTCCACGGAGCGGTAAGCCCGTCGCCACGGAATACACTCAGCTTGACCCCGTCCCCCGCCACTACAAGGTCCCTTTGCCCAGAGAGACGCGCGTCCAAGAAGTCCTGGATTGTGTCCTCAAGGCGCGACGCCGCCAGCAACGCCACATGTATGTCGCTCATCGGTTGTCCTTCCAGACCGTAATCACGGTCATGGCTGGAAGGTTCGTCACCTGCACAGCCCCTCCGCGAACGATGGTCTCACGACCCGCGGAGTAATTTCGTACGACAGCCACTGTTTCGCCTACGGTGGTGGTCTTGAACGCGTCGGGTTCGTTGCTGGTGCACTCTGTATATTTCGGCGGTACAGGCTCTGGCTGCAGGCGACGAACGATCACCCGCCAGGGCTTCGAGCGCCTCCAGAAACGATCCACGTAGCCCGTCTTGCCAGTGATGTGCTCGTAGTGGTCCAGACCTTTCAGAATCTCCTGAGCCTCATCAAGAGGTAGCGCCTGTGTCTCGTAGTCAGGGTAGAGAATATGCTCCGGCGCCACCCGAACCTCCAGGTCGGCGCTCACATAACGCGTGGCAACTTTGACGCGTTCAACAAGTTTCGCCCCCAGCGGGTTGCTGATGGCCTGAGGGATATCTGCTTGGTCCATTTGCCAGGTGGTCATGTTAGTGCCTTTCTGTAGAATATGACGTGTGATGTTCAGGCTTTTTTGGACAGGAACCAGTCACGGCGGAACTCATTGTCGACCCAGTGATACCCGTAATCGGGCAAGTGGCAATCATAGTAACTAAAGTCCGTCACGGTCTGCATGAGCTCGTCCCAGTCCGTCCCAAAGTGTTTCGCGTCAAGACGTTTGTTGTCAGTCAAGCCCTCGCCAGTGACTCGCAAAACGCACTCATCACCTTCGATGTACAGGTTCGAGTCGGGGTAGCGATCGATGATCGCGCCCAGAACTTTGTCCCGCTGCTTGCTTATCCAGATCTCTTCCATCTGATTGGTCGCCATTGCTAATTCCTTTCTTTGAATTTTTTGATTCGGATGACGATATCGTCGGACGACTCAATCGTCGTGATAGACGTCGCCCAGACCATTTCCAGGCGGTGCTTGGCGTACTCGCGGTCGGCTTCAATCATGCCGAGGGCGCCATAGGGCTCGGGGGGTACAGTTCGCTTGGCGCGCTTAGAGGACAACCTGCACCGCCCCTCGCTGAACATACCCGAGATCGACGAGGAAAATCACACCGTCATCTCTCTGGATAGCCCTTGTCCAGCCTTTCGTGTCGAAGATGGTTTCCATAATATCCAACGCGTAGACCAGGTCCTTCCAGTTGGGCGGAGGCTCTATCGCGTAAGCCCTAGGCGCTCCCTCCCGGATTCGAATCGAGAGACGCACGCCGTCGAACTGGTAACGCGCCGGTCCGGTCGTCATCTCCAGCACTTTGCAGACTTCTGTAAAGACCAGGTCCTGCGCATCGCCCGCGTTCATGAACTTGAATTGTCGTTTGCTCATGATTCACCTGCCTTCAGTGCTTCGGCTCGATGGTTACCCACCAGGTGCCGAGGTCTGCCCAGGACTCTTCCGCGAACTCACGAGGCGGACCCATTATCGAAGTAGACACGGCAAGCTCCCATCCATCGCGCTGAATATAGACAGGCGTCCCGGCCTCGATCAGGAACGGTAGAAGGGCTTTTTTGACCTCGTACGAGGCCTCTTCTTTAGAGACCGTCTTGAAGCGGTTGCTACCCATTTTATCTCCTCGGGTCAATTGAAACAGGTCTGGGCAAGTCGAGAATATAACCCGCCCGAGTCCTGCGAATGGCGGCGCCACCGAGACGCTCCCATCCCCAGTCGTTGTCGGGGTGGTCCGTGGAGATGCCCGCCAAGTCGTAGAAATCGGCGACTGTAGCGACGCCATAGGCATCTATCAGGTCCATAAGACGCTCGAGGACCAGGTCTGCTTCAGCGCGATCGTTGAACACAACCTCGTCGAAGTTGTGTTGTGACTTGACTCGTGGCGAGAGTTCCCGTCGCGGATCCCGCACGGAGCCATCGGATCGAGGACGAGAATATGCGCCGTAGTCGGTCCGCCCGTACGATGAGCTTCTACCAACAGGGTAGCCTCTACCGTCGCCATACAATGCTCGGTTGAACATTGCGGCGGCTGCGTCCTTGAACATCGGAACGACGACGTCGTAGATAGCGTACTCGAACAACGCCCTGCCGGTCTCTGCGACGAGGGCGCTTTTCAGCCGACTACCGCGCTTCTCCGCGAGACGCGCTTGCGCAACGGGCTGGACTTGTCTGGGTTGTTTACTTTTTCTTGAGTTTGGCTGTGGCATATCAGCAAGCGCCACGATGCAGCCTCCATTCAAAATCGTCTTCAGCTCCTCCGAGCCCGTCAAATCCTTCCTGTTTTAAGAGCCAGGAGACTAGATCGCGGATTCGTAGGAGCAGCAATTTCCAGTCGGTTAGCGCATTGACCGGCGGGTCCGCGTCGGCGATTGGGCATACCTCGAGAATCCACGGACCGTCAAAATACATAATTACAACCTCGTTGGGTTGCTTGTCGTGGATATCCTTACACCACTGATGGAGCACCCGTTCTGGGCGGCGGAAACATCTCTTACTCATCAATCGCTGAGGATCAGGCCGAACAGATACACGACGAATACAGAGAGAGCGCATACGATGAACGCGTACACGAAATCGTAGAAACCCATGATTACCTTTCTGAGGGAACGAAAACCCTACCACTAGGGTAGGGCAGTAGACGGGTCAGCGGAAGAGCTTCGGCACGAATGAAAATGCTTTCGACAGTTGCGGGGCCACATGCTCTGCGGCAACGATAACCACGACGGTCGTGATGGAGGCGATAGCCCCGAGGATCGCGTCCTTCGAAAGAGGTCGTTTTGCAGGAGCGATACGCTCCTTTGTAGCGGCCAGCCTGTCGAGGTCTGCGATCATCTGGTGGTACGCCTCATATCCGAGGTCGCCGTCAGTCATACTGCGCATGTGTGACTCGATGATGCTGTCGATAGTCACGGTTTCATGAGAAGTTTCCATAGTACACCTTTCTGTCACTATAGCGGCAGAATATAAAGCTAATCGCCCAGAATGATGTGGATCTGAACCAATACGCAGACCAACAGTGCAATAACTAGAACGATCTCAAGCGGCGTCACTATCAGCCTTTCGTTAAAAGAAAACCCTACCACTAGGGTAGGGTTAGAGAGGGGTCAGGGATTCAGTTTTATCAAGAAGCGCCGCAATGACACGGTGGTCAGCCACGAGGCCGCAAGACCGGCACCAGCCACGATCAAGGCATTGATTGGGGTGAGTTCGCGCTTACCGTCTTTTTCGGACGACAACGCGAAGCCCCCCCAGCACGCCACGAGGGCGGTGACGGCCGCGCCGGCGCACTCGACAGCGAGTGACTCAGCGAGTGGGCGTTCCATGTAAAGTTCGAAATCCATTCGTATTCCTTTCTGTCATTATAGGCACTGTTATTAAATATCAGGGCCGCTTTGACGCCTCGGCGACGACCCCCGCGGGCAGCAGACCGGTAGTGAACCGCTCGATCTCGTCCGGGTGCTCGAGCAGATCCGCCAGTACCGCATCGAGCGCCCCGCTGAACACGAAATCGTCGGCGATCTCCTCGGTCTTGACAAACCGCTTGCCCTGGCGCTCGCCAACAGCGCGGTGGAGAACGCGCCCGACCATCTCGAAGAGGTCGGTGAGGTCGTCCCCGACGTCGAGTTTGCTGACGCGTTCAAGATCCTTCTGGAGCTTCCCGCCAGTTTCTTTCACCCAGGACATGACTTCCGACCTAGTCAGGTGGAAGTAGTAGGTCCGGTTTTCGACCCCATCGAACCCGTCGACGGTGACTTCTTTCTTGATCATGTGGGCTCCTTGTATGCGTGTTGAAGATGACAATAAAAGCGCCATTCTGGGCGCGCTCGGGTTAGTAAAACCCTACCACTAGGGTAGGGTGGAGAGAAGGGGTCAGAGGAGAACAGCCTCAATCTGCTCACGAACCTCACCCAGACGGGTCTTGAGGCGGATCGCTTCTCCAGAGCTTCGGAATGTCAGCAACTCGTACAGCGCATCAAGCGTGTCGAGGTGCGCGAACATGTAGCGGCTCGGGTCAAGTTTTGCGATCCCGTCGATGATCCCGTCGAGGGTGTCGATGGTTCGGAAGGTGAGATGAGTAGAGTTCATTATAGTTCCTTTCTGTCATTATAATGTCAGAAAATAAAACCCTACCACTAGGGTAGGGTGGAGAGAAGGGGTCAGAGAATCACTCTTCGGCCACCTCTCCCTCGATCTCGAGGGGCGCGGCGTCGCCAACTGTCAGCTCTGCGTTGTTGCAAGCCCGCGCCGTAACTACCTGACAGGCAATCACGACAGCGGAGCCGGCAATCACGCCGGAGACAATCGGGTGTGCACTAACCCACTCGCGAACGCGGGTGAGGAAGCCGGCGGTGGATTTTTCTTCGGCCATGTTATTCCTTTCTGTCATTATAGGCACTGTAATTATAACTCATCGCATAACGCGGTACCATGTAGACAGCTCGCGGACTTGAATGGTGTGATGGCGTAGAGTGGTTTTGGCGCTCTGTTTTCGGACCTCGGGCAGCTCGTCAAACATCTCTCGCATTGCTCGGAGCTGGGTCCTGGCGTTGGCCAAGCATGAAGCCGCACGCGGGAGATGGAGTTCTTTCCAGTTCGCCTCGCCTTCGATGCGGCGAAGGTCTCGCGCGTAGTACTCTGTATGCTTGGCCATTCCCAGGTAGTACATGACCAGAGCCTCGCGCTGGCTATATTCGTACTCGAGTGTTGTCTCAGTAAATTCGGTCATAGGTATGGACCGGCCCCTTCTCATAGTCCAGTACAATGTATGGCCGGCCGTCGCCGGTCAGATCCGCGGAGAAGCAGGGCTCGACGAGATGGTCACTATTCCACCCAACGTCGTCGCCATAGCGAGTCCGCTCAAGTCCCAGGAGGTCATACAGGTCATTTATACTCGCATACAGTGAGTTATTTACCTGGGCATTGAGCGTATTGATAGCGGCCCTGATATCCTCCATCGAGGCGATGAAATATCGCCCGGAGTAAGCCTCGAAGCAGAGCTGCGTGCCTTCAGCGAGGTCATCTGCGATAGGCGGAGCAATCTGCGCATCTGCGATAGGGCGGGATACAGCGTTCTGAATATCTTCGCGCTGTTGTGGGGACACGGCCTCCTTGACAGCTGTCTTGAGCCGGTCAAGTTGGCTCTCAGCCACTGCTGTAGCGGCAGCCACAGATGCGATTCGTCGCCCGAGAACACCATGCAGGCCGATAATCGACGCTCCGGTTACGGCCGCTACAGAAAGCGCGGGGATGAACTCCTTCCAGACCAGGGCGATTTTCCGTCGGAAAGGCGCCTCTCGAGCTTCATTGCGGATTAGGATGTCCTGGGCTCTGAGCGCCCCTTTGGCCGTGAAAAAAGCCGTCAGGCCAGCCCCGACCAGGGCTGAGGATGTGAAGATATACGGCGTGGCCGTACGCAAGAGTTTGTGCCAATTGGTCATGGGCGGGGTACCTTTCTCTCAATATAGTCTAGGAGCCTTGGCAGGTCGGCTTCGAAGTCGTTGTAACAGACCATCAAGCCGAATGGTGAACCCGCCAGGCGCATCGCCGGGAAGTCGTCGATCCACCTGCACCCACGCGTCTTCTGCCTGACGAACCACATAAAATCCCCGAAGTCCTCTGCGTCTTTTTGGAGCCGCCTGCGAATGAACTCCGAGCAATTGCCGCGGTCTTGAAGCCGTATACGAACCGTCTCGCCCAACGCCTTCAGCATGAGCACGTTGCTGAACTCAGAGAGCGCGCGTCGGGCGGAGACAGGATCACCGATCATTACATAGCGGGCGTCCGATCGAAAAGTAAGGTCTGCCCGACGGAAACCATAGAACCAGGAGGCGCCGTGGGTGTAGTACTCCCGGACGTAATCGAATTCGCCAGTGGCCTTACGGAGGTTGAACTCTGCCTCGCCGATCCATTCGGCGTACTCGTCCGTCTCGCCCGCGCGTTTGGGGCGAGAGGTGACGCTGCGAATCCACTGGAATCCGCGCTCTTCAAGCTTACGGGCCACGGTGGTCTTGCCGGCGCACGTGCCCCCTATGAGGTACAGAACGTTACCGATTTTTGCGCTCAATCGAAAACCGCCTCCCGCTCGACGAAATCAATGACTTGCGAACGTTCCCAGTAGGTGTCATTCCGACACACTGCAAAACGATACCGTAGCCGCGCGCTTGCGGTAGGGCCGTCTTCGACCCAGTCGGACCGCAGGGCGCCCTCACGGGCATTCTGCGGGTGGGCCCAGAGCAAAACCACCAACAGGCCTTCACCCAGGGCATCCCTCGCGAATCGGGGTTCTCCGATGATGACATGACGCTCGAACGGGCTGAGGCATGTCGGCCGCGATACTGCTCCACGGATCCAGTTGAATCCGCGCTTTTCAAGCGAGTGGGCAAGAGAGGTTTTGCCAGAGCCGGAGGTACCAACGAGATACCGTACGTTTTTGTTCATTATGGTGCCTTTCTGGTTGAAATTGATTAGATAACCTTGAGGGTCACCTTGTCGCCCGGAGAGGCGGGCGTATCAAGGCTAAGCTGAGCATTGGCGCCGCCAAGACGGACCGTGCCATTGATGTCGCCGTCCTTGGCCTTGTAATCAGCTTTAGACAAACCAAGCAGAACACCCAGGAAGGTACAAATCGCGGTGACGGACATGGCCACCTCGCCGGAGAAGCCCCAGCTCCACACCGCTGCGAGGGCGCTGTAGAGAGTGGCCGTTGCGGGGAGACCGATGAGCGTGCACCACTTCAGGGTGTCATAGAGCCCGGCGGGAAGCCAGGCCTTGGGCTGGGTACGGGATGCTTCAACAGCAGCTGCAAGCTGCTCGTCCCAGGCGTGCTGTGCATCAGTCATGTTGTTCCTTTCGTTAAAAGAAAACCCTACCACGGGGGTAGGGTGTGAGAGAGGGTCAGAGTCTCCATAGATCCCAAAGCATCCAGGCCAATGCGCTAAACATGGCGATCGCGACCGGCGCGATATACCATTGCCCTGCTGCGATTGCAGCCACGGACAGGGTTACCCCGAGAACGATCGACAGCGCGCCCATCAGCATGGACATGAAATAGAGAAAATACATTCTGTTCCTTTCTGTCACTATAGAACTTGAAAAAATGGTTCACCGCCGACGAAGGCGGTTAGTGTCTTTTGAAGTTTGAGCACGGCATTGCCTTTACAGAGAGAACGAAAACCCTACCACTGGGGTAGGGTGCGAGAGGAATCACTTCTTTCTGTACGTCCTCCACATCGCCGTCGGCCACCTGTGCGTAAACATGCGGCAGCTCAGGCACCCCCACGCAATCCCGATCGCCCACGAGAGAGGCGACAGGATAGCGAAGGAACCCAAGCACCACAGGGCGAACAGGACGCCGAGGATGATGCGGAAGGGGTTTTTAGTAAGCACAATAATATCCTTTCTGTCATTATAAGCCGTGAAAATAAAACCCTACCACTAGGGTAGGGCTCAGAGAGGCATTAGCGGTCTTTAACCAACCATTCCCCATAATCGGCGATCCAGCCTGCACCGGCCACATCGTCAAGCCCGCAACGGTCGCGGAAGCGCTCAAGTGCGTCGGTGGATTTCTCCACGCACCAATAGGCGCCACGCAGCACAGCAAACAAGGCGACGGGAACGGTCAGCAGCAGGACAATTGCCAGATCGAAGGCGGAGGCGGCAATTTTCTTCATGGTTAATTCCTTTCTGTCGTTATACCACTAGTAAAAAAAACCTAGCACTTGGCTAGGTTGAGAGAGGGGAGGGGGTCAACGTTCAATGAAGAGCGTTCCCATCTCGACTCGGTCCTGAGCGTTCCAGGCCTCGTAGCCGAAAAAAGCTCCGAAACCAACGGCGGTCAGGGCGAGAACGAGGATGAAGAATGTAGTCATTATAGTTTCCTTTCTGTCATCATAGCCGCTGTAAATAAAACCCTACCACTAGGGTAGGGCAGTAGAAGGGTCAGTGAGCAGGTTCGAGCGCTTTATTCAAACGCCCCCACACCCTGACAATGCGACGAGTCAGGGCAAAGCGGTCATGAGCGTTCAGAGCCTTACGGATCGTCTCCCACGCAGAAACGACATAGATCATGCCGTTCAACGAGGCGGCGATTTCGTAGAGGTCTCTTTCGGCCAGGGCTCGCTCTGCCGAGTCAAGCAGGACGTCAAGAGCGGAAGCGATCCGATGATGGTGCTCGGTCCATTTTTCCATTTCATTTTCCTTTCTGTCGTTATACCACTAGTAAAAAAAACCTAGCACTTGGCTAGGTTGAGAGGGGTCTAACGCGAAGTCATGATGTGAACCTCTTGCCGGCATTCAGCCATGTCCTCTTCGTACTGGGCCAACAGCTCGTCAGGCACCTCGTCCGCGCCCGACTTAAGATATTCTCGAGCCTTTCGGGCGAGTCGGCGTGCCTTGTTAGCCATGGTCCAGTGAGTGAGAGCAGTGACGCTGCGGCAAAGTGCCAGATCAAACTCAGTCATTATGGTTCCTTTCTGTCACTATAGGCTCTGTTATTCAGTTGTGCTTGTTGCAGATAGGGAGGCCGGCCACCTCATCTGCTATCTTTTTCGCCAACCCGTTGCCGCCCAGCGCAAAATATGGCGTGTACAGATATTCCATGAAGCCCTTGTATTCGTCCTTGGTGAGCCAGCCACGTTCGATGTACCCCATACCGATATGCGATATACGGTCATACGCCAACCCGAGAAGCAGGTTGGTACGCGCGTCCTTCTCGGTATCTTTCTTGGTCACATACCCCCAAAAACCAGCCGACGCGGCCAGAGCGCAGACAAGAGCGGTCACCACTTGAGTAATTCCCGCGACGATCGGTCCAAACATGCCCTCCATGTCACGGCATCCCTATCAGAAAGTACGGTCGAACATAAACGGTCGTGTTGTCGATATACCATGCATCGGGTGTACCCGACCGGGAGACCCCACAGGCAACAGTGTTGGATTTGAGGTTCCGCAACCAGAATGGCTGGTTACTGGCGCGCTTCCAAGGGGCGAGGCGGAATAGGTCAAACTGCACCTCATTGAAACCGGCCTCGTGAGGGTTCTGCTGGCCATTCCAGGACCGTCCGAAGATCTGTGTTTCGGTAGGAAGGCCGAAATGCTGCACAACTAGCTCACTCGATGTGATGTTCGCGCCCGTGAGCCCAGAAGACCAGCGCTCAGATATGCTGGGGACGTATGGGTCGAAGCCGCTGGCGCTCCATGCAGGCATGGCGTTGGTCCAGTCGGTCCTCGTCCAGACCCCCAGCCGCGAGCCTTTATAACCACCCAAAAGATTGTCATTGAGGCTGTACTGCGACTTGAACGCCACTTTCTCGGGCATGATGACCACATGGTGAAAGTCTGGCGTACAGCAATCTGTCGCGACGACCACGTAGTTGAAATCGCCGAGCTGCCAATAACTACCCACGCCGACGGTAGCGAACGCCCCGCTGTGAATATCGTTGTACTGGTCGGTGGTGATGCGTGCTCCGAGGCTGTTGTTACGAAGCCCACCTTTCGCCTGCGTCTTTTCGAGGATCTCCACCCTCGGGACCAGTGCGGCGGCTTTGGCCGCGTTGGTCTCGGCAGTCGTCAATCGCGTTTCGTACTTCTGCGACTGCTCGAGAGCAGTCTTGGCCTTATCGGCCACGCCTTCAGCGGTCTGGCGGGCAGACGTAGCGTCCGCAGCCGCCTGCTGACTGTTCGTCAGAGCGATCTTGGCCTGGCTCTCGGCGCTGGTGGCCTTGGCCAGGGCTGCGGAGATGGACCCCGCGTTCGGGGCTTTACCCAGAGCGGTTTCGGCCTCGGAGAGCCAGGTGGTGAACTTGGCTTTCGCCTCGCCAACGGCCTTGAGATCCTCGTCCACCTTCTTGATCGTGTCCTCGGTCTTCTTCTGCAAGGCCGAGATCATGGTGTTGAGCTGGCCGATTACAGCGTCGACCGAGATGCTCTGAAGCGGCGCGGTGATGAACGGTGAATCGGTGGTACCGACAGCCTGCTCAATGTGCGCGGGTGCTACCGTGGTCGCATTGGGCGGACGCCGAATATACGCGATGGGCATGTCTTTCATCATCGCGTGGTTTGTCATCGCCGGCTTTTGAGGGCTGGCGGAAGCGACACCCTGCACGTATTCCACACCATTCGCCCTCGAGCTCTTGTCGAAGCGGAGTACGACGGCGTCGATACGCGAGAGAGTCGATGAGGTGTTGGACGCCGAGTTCATGTCGTGGTCCCCTGAGTTGTCTACCCAGGTTCCTCGACACCAGGCGCGCCCAGAACGGACTCGGATCTTGGCGCCACCGACAGCGTCAACACGGAAGGCCTCACCGACCGCGTGAAAGACACCGTCGGTGATGATGCCGTTGAACAGAGCGCCGAACTGTTCCGCAGAATATGTTCGGTCGCCCGATACGGCGTTGAAGAAGCCACTTGTAACGGCCATCGTTCTCCTTAAGTTCTAGGCATGGGCTCGAGCCGGGGATAGCCGCGGTAACCCTCGCCGGCGGTCCATGAATGCGTGTATTCCAGCACGCGGCAGCGCTGGAACTTATCTTTTGTGCCCAGCATCACCCAGTCGCCAAGGTAGTAATGCCCGGTTTCACCGTAGATCCACGGGGTCTGGTTCGGCGCTTCGCCTTCGATCTGGTCAAAAAGCTTGTGCTCGTAAATATAACTAAGACCGTAAGGCGTTAGATCCTTCTGCTGCTCGTAGGTCTGATACGCGGCCTTGGTCCAGGCTACAGACGGCTGTGTAATGCCCTCGCGTCGCCCGATCCCAGATGGCGCACCGTTGTCCACTTCAAACCACACAGTGGCATTCGCGTCATCATGCGCCCCACGCAGGAAGACATACGCGATGTTTTTGTGCGACAGCAGGTCCTTCTCATACACCATGTTGATCAGCGATTTTGTCGTATCTGTGAACACTACGGGGTTAGCTGTACCCGAGGCGCCAGTCAAGTCGCGCGTGCGGTAGAAGTTGATTGCGATTTGCTCGTCCTGGTGCAGACGTGTCCGCAGACCATTCTCGTGGATAGCCGCAACGTAAACGGCGAAGTCGTGAAGTGTCTTGCCGTCGGGGGCATAGTCGATATGTCCGGTCATGTGATCGGGGGAGTCGAGCAGAAACTGGGGTATCTGTCGAGCTGCCTGGGCGTCCTTCCCGAGACTCCAGTCCCAAGCGTACTGGAACAAATCGTAGGCTGGAACACTATACGGAAATACGAGCCCCTTGAGGACGCGATTTGCCAGGATTACTTCAGCGGTACGACCAGTGAGAACAATATACGGGTCTTGCCGGGTGCCCTCGTACCGCACCTTCTCCACGTACATGGTCTCATTGGACACAGGAACACGTAGGAACTTCCCAAGGTAGTCAGCCGCCGAGGACAGCGCCTCATATACTCCACCCCAAAGTTTCAGCTCGAACTGCCCCGGGTCCTGATACCGCTCGGTCCAGATGAACGATGACCATTGCGACTTGGTGATGGCGCCTACGGGATTGAGCTTCTCGTCCAACACGCGGATAAAGTCAATGTCGCGTTGCATCACACCCCCATGAACAGCGGCGAATACATAAGGTCCACCTTACTGAACGCTGTATTCGCGTTACCGTATGTCGTAGCTATTTCGATCGGGTTTACACCCGGGTACAGCGTGGGCCACACGGACCCGAACTCCACCATGCCGGTTGCGAGGACGCGCTGGCCATTCTGACGCCACACTACGGCGTATAGGTTGTCCTCACGAGCATCGATCTCGAGTGTGTCGCCTACACCGGGCGTGTAACCCATGACGCGCTTGTAGATGTTGAAGTCCAGCTTCCAGGTCTCGCCCCGGGCGTGGTTCGTCACGGACAGGGTGCCCGGGTTATCCGCGAGAACGAATCTCATTAGCGCTCCTGTCGGAGCATCGCCCGAGTAGTCGACGGTCACGATACCCGTCTTGACCAAGTTTCCGAACATTTTGTCAGGCGGGGTGGATATCGGGAAAGTGAACGATGAAGTGGCCGCTCGGAACTCGGCACCCGCGGCGGCGTAGCCCTCAATCTGCCTGAAATATGGCCGAGGGCAAACCATACTAATCTGCACGGTCTGCTGCGGCGTAAATATACCGGGCACGAGGGTCTCCACATACCCGTCAATAGTGTACGTGCGCTTCTCGGTCCGAACATCAAGCTGGATACGCTGTTTCACCGGGAATGCGCGATACAAAAGCCGGCGTTTCTCCTGCGGATTCGCTCCGGGGAGTATGAAATCGATTGTGATGTTGCGTTGCCCCACCTGTATACCCGTGGGGAAGGACCCATCGACGTTGTACACCGACTCCATATGGAGGGAGGCCGCGGCGGGCCCGAGACCGTCGATCTGACTGATGACAATCCCGGACTCGTCCGCCCCTTCCAGATTGAACGTGTACGCGTCGGCGCCTGGGGGATATGAAACGATCCCTGTGATCATAGCCTTGCCTCTTCGAGCTGACGCAGCTGGTTGCGAGTTTGACGGTAGATCGTCATCGCGTCTAGCGTTTCTGGCGAATGGTTGTTCTGGGTAAACTCGACGTTGGTCGTGTTCGTAACGTTCTGTACAACGGGCTCACGGCTCTGCTGGCGATTCGCTGGGTTGGCCTGAGTTGCTCCCGCAGAGAGACGCATGTCAGCTGGTCCGAACAGATTGCTCAGACTCTCAGCGGATGCACGAGCTTCGTCGAGGTTCACCACGGGCGTGACCATCGGCCGCAGCTCCAGGTCCATGTCCTCGGAGTCCAGATCTTTGAAGACGTCTTCGACCGCTTCTACCAGCGCCTGTGTCACACCATCAGTTGCCCGAATGGCGTTATCGCCACCGTCTTGCACGCCGAGGCTCAGTCCCTCCATCATGTAGCCGCCAATTTGACGGAACACGCGAGAAGGCGACCTGATACCAAGCATCCTCTTGACCCCGTCGACTATGCCCTTGAAGAAGTTCGACACCATGTCGGTGAACCACTTGACGGCCGCCTTGATGCCGTTCCAGATTCCCTCGACGATGGCTTTACCGATATTGATCAGGAACTCACCGACATTTTTGACCGCGCCAGCAATAGCATCCCACAGAGCTCGGATAACGGCTCCGCCAAGGCGAGACATCGCGGCTAGGAGATTCTGATGGTTGTTGTCGATCGCGTCGGCCATCCCGTTGCAGAGGTCGATCATGGCCTTCATGCCAGCGTCGACAATCTTCGGAATACCTTCCCCGATGCCCCGAACGAACTCGGCGATGATCTCAGCCGTTGTGACCGTGATCTCCCGGATGTTGTCGCGAATACCGCGCAGGAGAGCCATGATCAGCTTGATGCCGGCGTCAACAATCTTCGGCGCGCAATCGGCAAGAACCTGACAGGCCGCCGTGACCAACGCAATCAGGAGCTCGGCCACTTTGGGCGTGGCATCGATGAGCACCTGAAGAATCGACACGACGATCGCCGAGAAGCCCTCGGAGATCGGACCGGTGTTCTCGGCCAGGACCTGGAGAAACGCTATGAACGCCTCTGCCAGCTTTTGTGCCATGAACGGTAGTGTCGAGATCAGCGATAGGACTGCCGATGTCAACACCTGTATGCCGGCTCCACCTGCTGCGCCCAGGGTTGCCAGACCTACGCCGAGCGCCAGCACTCCAAGACCAAACACCGCTACGGCAGCGGCGAAGGTCAGAAGCGCCAGAGCAAGGGCTTGCATCGGGGCGATAGCTTTGCTTATCAGAAGCGAAGCGCCGGCCAGTGCTACTAGCGCGACAACAATTGCGCCGACGCCTACCGCGACAACGCCTAGACCCGCAGCTCCGAGCAACAGAATAGACGGAACAAGCATCCCGATGGCGACCGACATCAGAATCAGCGACGCAGCAGCCCGAGGACTGGTCTTGAACTTGCTGATCAGGATCATCGCCCCGGCCATGGCCGCGATAGCCACAACCAGAGCTGTTAGCCCCTGCGCAAGCTTCCAGACATCCATCTCGCCGAGCCGCTGAACTACCCCTGCCACAAACGACAGAGCCAAGCCGAGGGCGAGCAAACCCGCGCCGCCGGGCAGAGCGTCTTCATCCAGCCTCTTCAGAGCAAAGACGACCGTGAAGAGAATCATGGCCAGCGCTTTGAAGCCCTGCTCAAGGACCTCAATCTTCATGGTGCCGAAGCGCTCGACAACTCCGGCCAAGCGCTCCATGGAGACGGCCATACCGATGAGGCCGACGCCGCTGGAGCCGCTGAAGTTGCTGCCCTTGGTGAGCTTCATGAAGCCGCCCATAGCGGCAAGAATCGCCGAGATGGCTACAACGCCTTGGGCGGCCTGCTTAAGCGGGAGTTTACCGACCTTCTCGATTGCGAAGGCCAGAATCAGCATCGCCCCGGCCATGGCCAAAAGTTGTCCCGAAGACTCCTTCTTGAAGCCGTCGAAGTTGGCGGAATCCATGAACAACACAAGGCCGCCAAGCACGATAGCAAACGCTGCTAGGCCTTTGGCGAGGTCCTGCCAGCGAAGAGTGCCCATCATTTTGACGGCTTGCGCCACAACGAGAAGTGCAACGCCGAGCGCAATCAAACCGAGGGCGGTCTTGCCCAGCTTTTCGTTCGCGGGCATCTTGTCCACGGCGAGTATGAGCCCAACCGTAGCTGAACGTATAGCAAACAGGCCCTTGGCTAGATTCCAGGGGTCCATGTTGCCCAGTTTCTCGACCGACCGGGCTAGGAGCCCGACAGCTACGCCCAGAAGGACGAGACCGCCGGCGAGCTTAATAAACTCTGCGCCACCGAGACCCTCCATCTTGGACATGACCCACAGCATACCAGCGATCTCGCCAAGCAAGACAGAGAGCGCCCCGAGGCCGATGGTGAGTTTGAGCGGGTCGACACGCGACAAGCCCCAGACGGCCAGAGCAAGAACACCGACGGCAAGCGCAATGGAGAGTAGCGCCTTGGCCTTGACCGCCCCAGTGAGTGCTTTCAGATGGTCACGAACTGCGTCGATGACTTTGCCGAATTTCTCAACGGCATCGTTCATCGACTTCAGGTTCTTCTTGACCTTTTTGGCGATTCCGGCGAGCCGCTGCACAAGGACGAAGAGCCCCGCGCCAATACCAGCACCAAGCGTGAGGTTGGTTCCGGCAAGCAGCTGGTTATACTGCTCACCACCGGTGTCAACGCCTTGCTTGACCTGGGCGGTTTTGAACTTCTTGTACTCTCGCGTGGCGTCTTCCCACGCCTGCTTCACGCGGCGAGAGAACTCCTCCGCGGCGCGTGCGACGGTTTCGAACCACTTCTTGAGGGTTTCGAAGCCCGCCATGCCGCCGGCGGCGGTTACCGCTCCGATTTTTCCGAGCTCGGCGTTAGTCGCATCTGCCGCGTCCTTGGCCCGGGGGACCAAATACGCTTTCAGCTCTTCGAGCTTGGCTTGAGTGAGCTTGACAAATTCACCAAGCCCCCGCCACGCGTCAGTTCCGAACTTGCTTATGGCCTGGCCCGCCTGAATGAAATACGGCGTAGCGACTTCGACGAGCCAATGGACCCAATCGCCGAACTTCTGGACCTGCTTGAGGAAGAAATCCGATTCTTTGGCGGAGTTGTGGAGGTTCGTGACCCAGTCCGCAAGGCCGGCGATGAACTCAAGAATTGTTCCGTTGCCCCGGGGGAGCAAGGCAAACAGCTCATTGAAGAGCGCGCCAAAACCCTTGGCAACGGCGACGACCGCCTGGGTAACCAGGCCGAAGACCGAGAACAAGCCCTGAAATATGCGCTTCAGTTTCTGAGCATTGGGCTCAGACAGAATGAGCCCCTGTGTGAGGCGTTCCAGTCCATGGGATATAGCCGCGAGCGTCGTGCCCATGGCCGGTGGGAACACAGCGTGCCAAGCGTCTCGTATCGGGCCCAGGATACGCCCGATGCCGACCAGCACATTCTTCAGCGCATTGACTACCGCGGTTCGGCCACCCAAGTCTTTCCACTGCTGCCACATTTGGTTACGAGCATCAGCAGACTCGCCGATGACCTTGCCCAGTGTGTCAGAGAGCCATGTGAACAGCTCCTTGGCTTCTTCAAAGTCGCCAAATATGATGCGCCAGGTCTGCGCCCAACCAGTCCCCTGCGCTTCGGCCAGGGTCTCCATGAGCTGAGTTGCGGTCTTAACCTCGGTGGCGGCTTTGAATGCGGTCTGGCCGAGCTTCTCGTAGTATGTTGCCTGTTCTTCGGTGTAGCCCTTGGCAAGGAGGTCGGCCTTGGTCAGCGAGCCAGTCATGACCTCGAGGGCTTGGGTGAAGACGTCGGCCGTCAGCCAGCCACCCTTGAGCGATTCGCGGAACGTCTTGTTCTTGAACATCGACTTCGACTTCTTGTCGAGTTTGTCGATGACGCCCATAGCTTGTGCAGTATCCTTAGCCAGTTCCTGGAACTGCTTACCGCCCATCCCGGCCTGCTCTAGGGAAATCCAGTCCTGTAGAGCAACGCGGCCCGAAGCCATGGCCTGCGACATCTGATACATCGCTGCCGAGGCCTTCTGGCTGTTGGTGCCGGTTAGAGCGGCCAGGTTGGACAGACCCTTGATCGACTTCACCGCAGGTTCGAGTTTCACACCAGCAGCTGTGAACGTGCCGATGTTCCGAGTCATCTCGGTGAAGTTGTAGATCGTCTTGTCTGCGTAATCGTTCAGCTGGTCAAGGTACTTGTTGACGATGCTGACATTTGTGCCCTCTTTGATCGTGTTCGCGAGGATGGTCTGGACCGCGTTAATCTGGGTCTCGTACTCGCGGAATCCGTCGGTGGGGGCATTGAACACGAGGTTCTTCGTCCACTGGAGAGCCGAGTCGACCACCTTGGACGTGATGTTTGCCAAGGCGGTGATCGCCGCAACCTCAAAAGCCTTGAAGCCCGTGCGGGCTTTCTCCACTCCTTCAAGAAGTGGTTCCATTTTGACGTTTTTGGCGGCGTCGGAGACCGCCCCCAGCGAGGCCGTCGCCTTGTCAAAGTTCAGAGCATTATTAAAGTTCTTCAGCGATGCCTGGGTTTGCTTGATACCCTGCTCAAACTGCTTGTTGTCGAACTTCATTGAGACTATACGTTCGTCCAGTTTGCTCATGGGGCGTTAGTCACCACCTTCCACACGTCGTCGGCTATCTTGTCCATGATTGGCTGGATCGCCCTCGGTATGTACGTCCGTCCACGAACCCAGCCGCCTGTGCCTGTAGCGTGGCCGTACTCGAGAATGATAGCGATTGGAACGCCTTTTTGGCGATTGCTGTTCGTCCAGGAAATACCCCAAACGCCGTCTTTCTGCTCTACCTTGTACCCCCAGGCTGCGGCGGTTGCGCCAGACTGCTTGGGGGTAGCGGCGGCCAAAGCCTGGACTCCGGCTTGGCCGAAGGCCTCCAGCCGCGAGCGAACATCGGGCTTCAGGATCTTCGCCAGAAACTGTTGCGTTCTTGAGAAATCCCCGCTATGACTTACGCTGAGCACGGAGTCGCTCCTCAGTTTCAGCACGGCGTTTTTCGTTAACGCTGCGGTACCGATTTAGTGTCTCCATTCGGGATTCTTTTTGCTTCTTCGGATTCTGCTGGATGCCACACACACGTATCAACGTCGTCAGCCGGTTGAGATTCCAATGCTGGCACTCGAACGGTATACGATAGGCAACCATCCAGCCATAGATCTCCTCGGACGTGATCGCTTTGGGCGAAGACGACTCACCGCCTCGGAACGTAGTAGCGGTATGCGGGTCGTCAATGTATTCGGTGATAGACTGGAGCTGTTCCGAAGTCAAACGCTGGAGCGTTTCATCGGGCAGAAACCCGCCCGCCATGCAGCGGAGGTAGTCTTTCACCATCTCGGGTGTGCGCTTTTCCAGAGTTAGAAAAGGCAGCTTCCATTTTGACTCCCAGTCAGCTAGTGCCGCCAACGAATGCTCAAGCCGCAATACTGTAGGCTCGGTTGTTTGAAACTCGCCGGTGGCTTCGTCGTAATGGTCTCCGCCTGGCACCACAAGCTCAAGCATTCGTTAACGGTCCTCTCTTACTGGACGAGCGCCTTGATCTCGTCAGGGGTGAGCAGCTTCGGCGCAACGCCGTCAGTGCCGCCCTGAGACGTCGGGTCCTTGCCGTAGAGGGCTTCCCTCACCTTCTTCATCTTCTCCTCGCCGACGCGGCTGGAGCGGATGATGAGGTGTGCCGTCGGGGCATGGCCTGCAACGTTCGTCTGCTCAGTCGCGAACTCCCACGAGAGAGTGGTGGGCTCGGGAGACTCATTCAGGGTCTCGTTGTCGGCGGAGCTCGGCGCGGCCTTGCAGCCGTACGCGATGTGAATCTCCTCGCCGAAGTCGAAGCCCTTGACGTCGTTGCCCACCTTGGTCCGCCAACAGAGGGCGAACTTGCGCCGGGTCTGCTGGGTAATGGCAATGCCGGGGGCGAGCTCGGATTCACCGTCACAGACGTCGAACTCGGGCGGCGACTGGAACGCCTCAATGGTACCCTTGAACTTCTCAGGAGAAGTAACAACGGCGTAGACTCGGTTGTCTGCGTACTTCTCGGTTGCCTCGGCGCCCTCGGGCGACTGGCTGACCTTGGTGAGGCCGTTCCAGGCGACACCCTCGCCGTAAGCGCCCTGATCGTTCATCACGAACAGAACACCACGGTCGGCGCCGCCCTTGTAGAAGCGCTCGCCGTCCTTGTCCCAAACCAGCGCAGCTTTGGCCACAGTGGCTCCTTTCGTTAGTCGCTGTATACGTACAGTACGTCATGGTAGACGTTGTTCACAGCGTAATGTCGGTTATACGTGGCCCACGGTAGCGACAAGACGTGGTCAGTCGCGCCAAAATCGGGGTCGGTGTAGAGAACCACGACCTGGTATCGATCAAACGACTTGTACACGCTGTCGTCAGCCCGCAAAAGCTCACGGTCAGTCTTGCTATAGATGATACACGGGTACTCGAGCTTCACGGAAGGGGGCGGTTGGTAATAGACCCGCTTGGACCCCAGAGCGAGCTCGAGCTGCTTATGGAGCTTCTGGCGCTGGCCCATTGTATACCTTTCCCACTGTGAGTACGAGGCGGGGGCGACGAGCCTCGATGTAGTTGACACGCCAACGCGCGCCGCCCCACACCACGTACCGGATGTTGACAAAGTTCTTGAACGCGTACGCGTCCATCACGATGGAGAACTCATGCGACATAACCAGATCATCGTTCAAGTTCTCTGTCGTTTCCCAGCGGCGGGCAACGCGGTTCACATCGCCTCGGGCTTTACGCTCGACGATCTTCTCAGCAAAGACCCCGTCGCCTTTGTCAACGTACTCGGCGTACCCTACGTTACCAATGAATCGTGCCATTTTGACATCAGGCGCGCTTACGCTCCAGGACGACGGCCGACTTCGGCGTAGTGAGAGCGCCCGACATGAAGAGCTCGTACAGGTACTTCATCTGGTTGAAATCGATGTCGAAGAAGTCGAAGTAGGAGATCTCGCCGCCAGAGTCGTTGCCAACCGTGTAGTCGCCGAGATTGACAGCGATACCGATGAGGTCGACTTCAGCGGCTCCGACCGTGCGCTTAGCACCATCGAAGAGCGGGACCTCGACGATTCGCCCGACACGCATACGACGAGCGAGGACATCGTCCGTCGGGAACATGTAGGCACCGTTCTTGTCCTTGATGAGCTGGAGGTCGACCATCGTCTCGGGAGAGACGAACAGAGTCGGCGAACCCTTACCACGGTAGTCGGTCATAGCGCGGGTAACACTCTCGACCAGGTCGATGCCCTCAACGGACTTCTCCAGGGTCTTGTGGATGGAGTATAGCTCGTCGTCGGTCCAGATCGGGCGGAGCTTCTCGGGGTCGATCTTGTCCGCGTGGCTGGGGGCTCGGCCGTCGCCGATCAGAATTGCGCGGGCGAATTCCTCGTCCAGCATAATGCGCATTTCCTGCTTGACGAAGTCGATCACGCGGAGGTTGGTGGCCTCGATGATGTCCTGGCGGTCGAACTTCTGCTTCTTGTAGATCCAGGTCGGGTAGGTCTCCCGCTTCAGGAGCTTGAAGACTTCCTCGACCTTCTTTGCACCCTTGGTGTAACCCTTCGCCCTAGCCTCATCAGCTGTGATATCAGCGTGCAGGCTCTTGACCCGGCCATGCGGGAAGCGTCGGACGCCGCCAAGAACGTCGCTCACCCATTCCGTGCGGCGCTTGATGAAGTCCGGCTTGTCGGAGACAGCCGTGGCCTCGGGGAAGAGGTACTCGATCTTATCGATGCCGTACTGTGCGGCGTGCTGAAGAACGGTCGTGCTGAACTTGCCGCCGTTCTCGAGGGCCGCCTTGCACATGGCGTTGATCTGCTCGCCAGTCATGGTGTGCTTCAGCTCATTGGAGGGGGCGTTCCCCTGGAAGACGTTGTGAGTCAACTCAGTGTCCTTCGTATCAGAGTGTTTGATGTCTTCGGCGGGCGAGTCACTGTGCTCGGCATCCGCTGCGGGCGGTGCGTCGTCGCCCTCTTCATCGTCGAGCTTACCCTCCGCAGCCTGCTCCACGAGCCAGGCCACGACGTTCTTCTGCTCGTCGTTCATGGTGTCGAGGATGTCGGCAACCGTCTTTTCGCCGCCGGTGTCCTCTGCTTCAGTCTCATCAGCATGCTGAATCTGCGCGCCAAACGTCATAAGTGCCTCTCCTTCCAGTTCTTCACTCATACCGTCGGAGTGAGTGAGATACACCTCATCGATGCGCGCCTCGGGGTTCGCGCCGACCAGCACGAGAGAGACCTCAACGAGCTCTCCATGCATAACTGTGGCACCCTGCTGTTTCAGGTCCTTGGCATAAATCGACAGGGAGTTCAGATCCCCATGCTTCACCAGTTCTCGCGCCGTGTCGGCAGCGGGGGTGTTGTTGAACGCGCAGAGAGCATACACGCCGTCATCGCGGTGCTGGAGCTGGGCGCGGCCGAGGATGTTCTCCATGGCTTTGCCTCGATGCTCCCACACCAGAGGAAGCGTCGCGCCGTCCTGATGCTTGAACGCGCCGGGCGCAATAGTTCGGCCATCCGAGCACAGCACATTAGCCCGGGTGGCGTATCCAGAAAAGTCTGGTTTCATTTTGACCTTTCGTTACGGGACGTCCACAGGGGGCGTCGTGTCTTCGACCGGTAGGTTCGGATTTCGCAGCTTGTCTGCGTCCGGGTCGGGCGCGGGAGGCAGGCCAAGAACCGGCCTGAACTCGTTGGCCGTGACAATCTGGTTACGAATCAGTTTGTCTGCAAGTTCGGCCAGTTCCGAGACAGGAACGAGTGCAAACGGATCGCTAAACGTCGCCAAGTCGTGCCCCAAACCCCGAGCGGTCTTCGTGAGGAACTTTCGCCGGAGCTCTTCAACGACTGCCTCAACGAGCGGCTTGATTGTACGCTGGCGGTAGTTCATCATCGCAGTCTCGTCCGCCGTGCCCGCAAGAACCTCTTCTGTCACACCGAGCTCCGCGTGGAGCCGCTTGGTGAGATACTCGATCTGGGTGAGCAGCGTGTTCTCAACTGGTCGGTTGAGCTGAGTGATCTTCTCTGTGGCATCGGCGTATGCGATACCGTACTTGGACCCGGTGAGCTGCTCAGTGATCTCAGACAGGCGCTGTTTAGCCTGCGCCTTTCGAGCATCGGTCCGAACCACGTACGGAAGCTGGAAGATGAGATCGAGCTTGTTCGCCGCAGCGGCCTCATCTGCACTGTCGAGCAACGCGAGTTTACGCGAGAGCCGCTGGAAGGTGGAGTTCGGTGCGTTGAGGATAGCGTAGAGCGGCGACTCTACAATACCGACCAGCCTCTTCGGGAGATCAATCTCATCAAGCTCGCCTTTTTCGGGATTGAAGAGTTTCACCCGAACATACTCGGGGAACCACTCGATTACCTCGCCGACTCGGATCGTTTTGATGTCATATGAATCCGATTTTGACGGATCCAGGCTTGTGTCCACCGGCACGATCGCACAGACACCCTTGTTCAAGAGCGTCTGGAAGATGTCCATCCGAAGCGCCTGAGCGCTCTGGTCCAGGTTGCCCTCGACGTTCAAACAGTTGTGCAAGCCGTCGGCGACAACCTCATCAACCTGCCCTTTTGCATTCCTCTTGACATGGCGAATGCGCACGTCGGCACAATCCATGGCGATTCGTGTCTTGACTGCTGCCAGAACGCTCAGCTCGGAGCTGATGTACGTGTGCGGGATTTGTGTTCGACCATACCGCCCGAACGAGCGGGGGTCTTCAATACGCGGCCGTCGGAAGGCGTTCCACGCATGGCGAAGTCGTTCGCCAAAAGACGCCATTGCGCCTCCTTTTCTACTCGAATGCATCGCGGTGTAGCTTGAATGCGACAAACGCATCCATCAGCGCTGCTACCGCGTCGACTTTGTCTTCAGCCCGTTTCTTCATCAACTTGCGATTGCCGTTGGTGTCCTCCATGGTGATCGCGTTGCCGAGACAGAAGGACATCAGCGCCTCATCGAAGAGCAGCTGGCGCCGCGAAGCAAAAGTCTTGAGCTCGCCTAGCGGCACAGACTCAGTGCGGGCTCCCTGCGGGACCTTCTCGATCCCGTACGGGCCGTTCTCTGTCTCCCAACGACCTATGAACTCTTTCGCATTGTACGGGTCGTAGCCCACCGCACGAACGTCGTACGAATTCTCTTCAATGAAACGCTCGAGATCGTCATATACCGCTCGATCGACCTCCAGCATCGTGCCGGGGAGCACCACGAGAGAGCCCTCATCCAGAAACTCTTGGTACTTGAGTCTGAGCGCGGCGTGAAGCTTGTCAAGGGTTATCTCCGTTATGTATGAGCGTGTTTTAACACCGAAACCGCCTCCGGGTAGCGGGAAAAGGAACGTGAATGAACAGAAGTCATCGCCCCGCGATAGATCCGCCCCCATCGCGCACGGCATCTTCCAGAAGTTCTTCGGCGAATGCGGCTGGACCTCCTCGTATGTGAAGAAGTAAGTGAACCCCTCGAGGGGCAGCCCAAACCGCTTGGCCAAAATATCGTTTCGGGCGGACGGAACCTGCTCAGCGCGCTCAACGTCTCGCTGATAGGCGTCATACGAAACAGTGATGCCGATGTTCGGCTGCGCCTTGACCCACATGCGGGGGTCAGCAACCTCTTCGACGTTGTCCAGCTTGTAATGCCAAATTGAGACATGCGGAGCCGTCATCTCGCCGCGGAGAATCTTGGCCAACTCCAACTTCTGTGCATCGCCGGCGCCGTTTCGCACCGTGCCCTCGGACGAGATCGCTATGATGCTGTACTCTTCGTGCTTCGACGCGCCTTGTTCAAGGGCGCCGATCACGTTCTCACGAACGTCACCAGAGAGCCATTCGTCAACTGTATTGTATTTTGACCTAAGACTCTGGAGACGGTCGATCGACATCGGACGAATCTCAATCAGAGAGTTCGTCAAGAAGTTCTGCACGCCCATCTTGGTCGGGGCGAGCTTCTGGCGCTGAGCGGGATCGCCTGAGGTGTTCTTGTTCGACCCGTGCGTCAACATCTTGAACAGCGGGCCTCTGGCGCGTGTGACGGCAGTGCGAATCGGCGACAAAACCTCATCGGCTTGGCGCATGGTCGGCGCAGTCACGATCTGATGAGTCGTGCTCGTGTCGACGTTGAGCCAGTAGGCCTGCCAGGTAGAGGCGTACATCGACTTGGCGCCGCCTCGGGCGACAATGATGTACTGCTTCTTGGTCAGTCGCACCTTCTTGCGCCGACGCTCGTAGTGCCCACCAGGACCATCAGGGTTCGAGACGAAGACCGTGCGCTCTGTGAAGTAATACCAGCCCCACAACTGCTCGGCCCACAGCTTGAAAGTGTCGAGCAGGTGTAGATCTGCACCGTCAGTAGTCGTAAGCTCTGCCTCGCAGTACTTGACGTAGCCGTCGATTGCCGAGTCGTCGAAGTACATGTTTGGGTCGGCGATAAGGGCGTCGATTCGGTTCATCTCCTGCGAAATCTCTTCGCATACGGGTATCTCCCCTCGGATCACCTTCTCGCGGAACTGCCCGTAGTAGTACGGCGTCGCCGTGTTTGACAACGCCATGACCTACCTCTTACGTGGCTTCACAATCCGGCCGTTTTCGTCGATGACACTTCCGCGCTCGAACATATAGTCGCCGTACTGGTCATAGATCTTCTTGTTCGTGTCGCGAGTTGTGGCCGTCGGGCCGTCCCATGTCCGTTTGAACTCGGATGCCATGTTGTTCCAGCGGCGACGGAACCAGCCATTGCCGTAGCTCTTGGCGCTGCTACCTCCGCCGCTGGAAGGTTTTGGGGATTTTGGCGCTACCGGCAGATTTGGCGTTGCGGCGGGCGGAGAACCAGAAGGCTTCGACTTGGTCGCGCCACCCCCTCCGCTCTTGCTTGCCCGAGCCTGCGTCATGGCCATATCGATATACTGGCGAGCTGTCTTCGAAATAAGACCAGCCGCAACGCCGGCCGCCTCAGCACTCAGCTTGTCACCGATGCGTGACATGAACTTCTGAAAGCCGGTGCGCGTAAGCTTTGCGTACTCGGCATCCATTTTGATGCGCTCAATGGTGGCTTTGAGCTGCTTGTCCGAGATGGCCGCTGTCTGTTTTCCACGGATCAAACCGGATGTGGGCGACTCTTTTGGCTTAGCGCCATTCTTGTCAACGACCAGCTCGACTTTAGGCTTCTGGGGCTTGTAGAGTGTGTCAACCATACCCACATTCGGGTTGGCTTTGCGCCGCGCAAGACGCCCCAGAATACCGCTTCCGGACGACCGGCGTTCCTTACGCACGCCCCACTTCATGCCCTTGACGCCGTGGTGGGCTAGGGTAGTGGTTTCCACTGGTCCACACCTCCTTTGTAGCGACTATAATGTACTGTGATCCGCCAGGACAACTCGTCAAGCTGATGCTGTAGGGCTGACACCAAAAATGCATTTTGTGGCGGGTCAAACAACTGCCGTACCTTGAGATAGATGAATGGCTTTATCTCTGGCGGGTTTGCGGGCCCAAGCAACTGAGGCCAGGTGACTGCCTGATCCTCAACGGTCCCTCTAGTCGGTGCGCCTAGCATCTCAAGGGTGCTTAGCGCAGAGTTGATATAGATCTTAAGCTCTTCATCGAAGTCGTAGTTATTCCACTCAATGCCGAGCATTGCCTTGACATCGGCCAAAACGCTCATGTAGCCTTCTTCCCCCAGAGGACGGTGTCCCCCGGTAGACGCGCGACGAGCGGCTTTGGCAGTAGCCCATCGTCTCCGTAATGTATTGCCTGGTGCGTTCGCATACTCACGCTGATCAGATACTTCGGATCGAGGACTGCGGCGTTACCGTGCTTGAGGTCCAGCGGCTGCATCGGATTCATGTGATGAATATAGATACGACCGTTGATCGAGTAGTCAGGATGCCCCATGTCGAAGCCGTTGTCGCGCAGTATCACCTCATTGCGGATGTCTTTCCACTCGCGCGACCGATAGAAGCGCTGGTTAAGCCATCGATCGCCGCCGAATGTTCTCTCGCCAACACCTTGGTTGATCCTGAGGTATTTGTAGCGATCGAAGTAATCGTCAAGCGCCAAGAGCTCGTCATACGTCCGCATCTTCGCCTCGATACGCTTTCATTGCCTCGAGGGCCTCTGCATAGAGCTCTTCGACGCGCTGTCCGGACTCCAAAGCGGCAACTCGGGCCTTGAGCAGCTCGTTTTCGTTCGCCAGGCGGACACGTTCAAGCTCTTCGCGAGCGGGATCCAGCTTTAGACACTGCGCAATGAGCTGATTCGATGCTGTACCATCCGCGATGCGCTCCTCAGCGAGGCTATACGCCATCGATTTGAGTTGGTTGGTGCGGGCGGCTGGAGTTCTGGCCGGTGGTCGGCGACGTTTGGGGGGTGTTGGGTCTTGTTTGGTCGCCATCGGCCTCCGTTCGATTCAGTTTTGGTCAAGAGGGTCTCCAGATTTTGCCCCTTCGGGGTAATTTCGGAGAGCGCGCGATGCAGGGTGGGGGGTTCTTTCCGAGAGGACCCCCTCCCCCACGTCTATTTTCTGTATTTTATATTATATTTCGCTTTATTTTCTTGTAATTACCTGTAATGTTGAGATTACAAATCTCATCTATCGCGCGTTCACGCTCTTCCAAGTTCTCTTCTTCTGTTAAACTTTCTGAAGTTCGAGCGATGCGTGCCAGGTAGGCGCATGTGTGGTACCCGTTGGTGAGGTCCCAGGTGTACCACTCCATGAACTCATCCATGGGGTCGTATGGATTGTCCGTGGTGGTGAGTGCAACGTCGTATGTCAGCATGGTCAGCCCAGCACCTCCTGCACAGAGGCCACAGAGACGCCCAATGCAGAGGCGATGTCTGCCTGGCTGTACCCGTTGGCTGCCATGGCCCGCACTCGTGCCCGCTTGGCCGTGCTCAGACCCGTACGTGTACGTGGTTGAGCGAGCTGTCGGACTCTGTCCATGTTACTGTAGTTCATCAGATCCTCGAGCATTGAGTGGCTGATGGCACCCGCCTGCACAGCCTCCCACTCTTTGGCTGTGAACTCAACGAGGCTCTGTACCTTGCTGGCCTGGAAGCGTGCCCGTGCCATAGCCAGGGCCTGGTTCTTTAGACGTTTGTATTCGTCTTTGTCCATGTCTGGATTCGCAGCCTTCTTGGCGCGAACAACAGCATTGGCATACAGCTGGGCCTGCCGCTCACGAGGGGCGTTTGCTAGAGCCCGGGTCAGTTTTTCTTTGAGGCTCTTGACTTGAGGAGCGTACGCTTTCCTAGCGGTGGGGGACCATTTGGCATTGGGCGTCTTCAACATTTCGAGGCGCGCTCGATTGGCGAGGGCCTTCATGTTGTTGGCGTACGCCGCATACACCCGTTCAATAGGGGCGTTTGCAGAGGACACCAGTTTGTTGGCGTCGCTAACGGTCATCATGCCCGGCCGCTTTGTCAAAGCGGGGGTGTCGACCCAAGAAACTTCACCCGTCTTTTTATCGACGACCTTCTTCTTGTAGGTCTGCCCCGTCTTTTCCCACACCAGCTCGCCGGTTCGTTTATTAATGGGGCCACCGCGAGCAGCCTTACGTGGTGCTATGTGCGGGCCACGGTGATCGGCGGTAGATCTTGAAATGATAGTACCGGCGCCACCTTCAGGCTGGTACTTCTTTTTGAGGGCGGCAATCCCATTATCGATATAGGACTGTTTGTAATTGAGGCGGTGTTTATGCGCGTCAATTACAACCATACTATGCCGGACAGCCCGGGCAATCTCGTCAGGACTGGCGCCCTTGATCGTCATGTCGGTGATGAGATTGGAGATCCGGCCCATCTGGTTGCCGGTATCGCCCTTAGTCATCACCTTCATACCCGGATACTCAGGGTATTGCCGCTTGGGGTCGAAGTTCTTCAGACCCTTCAAGGCCGGGCTGGTTCGAATTCGGCCCTGATTGTTAGGCATAACGACAGCGGTATCGCCATCGAAGTCTGCTCCCGACAAACGCTCGGCCACCTTGGGGTGGATACCGACTGCGTCCTTGGACAGGATACCAATGAGCTTCCGGCCGAGCTGATACTTGTTATTAACCATAAGGGTGGGGATCTCAAAGATACCGCCGTGTGGGTAACGAACAAGGCTGACGGTCTCGCCATGTTTGAAGTTCGGCGCATAAATCTCGTCAGGCTTGATCTTGGGCAGCGGCAGAAGCACCTGGGTGGCCTGCCTCGGAAGCCGAGCAGCCTTCAAATGAGTGGCCGCCGAATCACAACCGTCAGCATAAGACTGAAGGAGCTTCTTCTTAACGGCGGGATTGGTCAATGACAGAATGTCTTCGAGTTCCGCGCGGCGGTTTGCCTCGGCTATGCCCAACTGCTTCTTTGCCAAGGCGGGCGACTGCTTTGACAGAAACTGAGACGCCAGGTTGCGGCTCCACTGCCCCCACTGCCCTTCCTCATTCACGATATTGTGATAAGATTGCTTACGCTTTCCATCCTTGTCGAGGTAATAGTGGGGGTGTGTTGTAGCGCCGAAGGGATTATCGGGGTCGTCTTTAAGCTCCTTGAGTGCGTCCAGCTTATTTGTCTTCCGGTTCTTATTGGTGTTGAACCGGAGATCCACGCCAGCCGGCATATCGTCGGCGTACATAGCCATGCCCTTGAGGTAGTGCTTGTCGCCGACCTTGATGCGCACCTGGGCGTAGTTAGCGCCCCCCAGAGATAGCTCAGGAATGCCTCTACGCACCTCTATGACGCCGTCACGGTCGGTGCCGCCCTCTTCTGCCCAGCGGACTTGGAGGCGCTTGGGATCGAATCCACGGGGTTTGGCGCCCATGCCAAGGAAAGTGTGCCCGCCGTCATACGATACGGGGTACACAGTTCCAATCTTCTCGGGGTTCTTGGCGAGATCCGCGTATTTCATGCCGGGAGGGCACAAAACCTTGACTGAGGTCTCTTTTCCAGTGCCGAGCTGGGTTGTCTTCACGTAATAGAGTTCCCAGCCCTGCTCGCGCAAAGATTTAACGGCGGTGTTCAGCCTGTCCCGACTGATGCCCATATGCGCTTCAGCGCCGAGGCCGACATCAATGGGGCCTTTCTCCTTGACAAGCTCTTTGAGCGTACTCTCGGTCGTCTTGAGAACAGCGCTTTTTGACTTTTCGCTCGGGTTGAGCAGCGCCTTGACCTTGGTTTCAGACACCCCCATTTCCTTGGCGATGGCGCGAATCGATTTGCCGGCATCTCGAGAACGCACCGCTCGGGATGCCAGTTCGGCGTTGTTTGCCTCGTGAGCGATGGATTTATAAGTACGAAGGTCTGCTACAGACATGCCCAGAGCTGTAGCAATCTCTCGCTCGGTCATTCCCGCTTGACGCATCTCCTTATTGCGCTCCAGGAAGTGCCCCTCGCTCTGAAAGGGCTCTTTACCAGAGCCCCAAGGATAACGGCCTGAATGCCGCTTGGTGCCGTAGTGAAACAATTCACTCATAGTGCCCGCGTAGCCTCTCGAGGTGTGCCGAGTGTTCCTCAGTGATGCCCATAAGCCTTAGAATCTCTTCTACTTCCGGGCGTTCGCTGTGGATCTCATCATTTTGGTAGATGCGGAGCTCTGCGTCGATGTTGCCAGGGTGGACCCTGTACTCGAGGCAGAAGAACGCCATATATATGCGCAACTGGCGCATGTTGGCGGGATGTATTCCGGTCTTCAGGTCATGAATGCGAAGCATTCCGTCTCTGAAAGAAATAGCGTCGGCGGTGCCGAACGCCATGGGGGAGTACGCCAGAACAACCTCGGGCCGCATGCGGAAACCTATGGCATCGTTGACGTACATATTGAGCGTTTTCTTGGAACGAGGCAATTTGATCTTCATGTTGATCAACTTAGCTGCCAGCTCGTGGAGCTCAGTGCCCCTCAGAACCGCTAGGCGGCTCGTGTAGACGCTTTCAAGCTTCTCCGGGGTGTACTCCACCCACGTGCCCTTAGAGGCGCTTAGAAAGGCGTGTGCGCCCTCAAGATCGGAATGCTCGTTGAAGCGCATCCAGCACCTCTTCCACGTTATCCGGATGAACGAAGGCCGCGAATGACCACTCGTTCATCATGTCCACATAGTATTCCTGATTCGGCTGCTTCTTGGCTCGCGGGGAGCGCTTCAATTCAAGCGCGGCCCAGCGGTCCTGCCAGATAACAAGGCGATCGGGTATACCCTGGATCGCCGTGGGGTCCAGCTTCAAGTAGAGGCAGCCGGGAAATATCGACTCGAGGCGCTTCTTGAGCCCCCGTTCGAAATCCCGTTCCAACACGTCAGCCCCGCTTCGCCCGAATTTCGTCGCGAAGATGGACAAGCCAACGGTGCAAAGACACATAACCTGCATCGTCTGCATATGGATTGTCCGGGTCGTAAATCCCTCGCTGGAGTTCTGCGAGGTCGGACTCGATATTCTGAAGCCTGCCGTTCAGACCGGCTACGCTTCGCTCAAGGTCCTGACAGCGAAGATTCGCATCCTGCGCTGCGTCGCGAGCCTGTGACGCGGTGTTGAGCATGCGTGTGGTACGATCGGAGAAATCCTCACCGCCCCAGTCGACGCCGTGGAAGATGTACTCTCCGATTTCCTTGGCTGATGCCATATCCGCTCCAATCTTTTGTAGCTGCTCGATGGCCTGGACAGCGGTGAGCCAAGTCACAGGGTTGAGATCCGCGTACCGATCTCGTCCGTTGTTCACAAGTCCGTTACGGCCCCGCTTGACCGCACCCGTCTGGTAGTCCGACGCCGGGTCCCGACCTTCAGAATCGATGGTCGCGTGAATGTGCGGTTCCATTCCGTCTCGACTGTCGCGCTCCCATGTCGCTGAGGCACCCCACTTCCGAAGGTGCTGGATCAGCTCTCGAATCTGAGCGGTAGTAAGATGCCAGATCTGAAAGTCCACACACCAGCCGCCAGAATGTAAGCCGGCGGAGGCGCGTGCGAAACCATAAGCCTGGACAACAACGACAGAGATGTCGGGATGGTCCTCGCGGAATTTGGCGTACCACAGCTTGTACCAGGGTGCCGCAATGTCGGCCTCGAGCTTTGCGTCATTACCGGCGTAATTCTTGCCGATGGATGCTAAAGCCATATCCCTCCTAACATAAAAGAGAGGATTTGGGTTGTAAGAGTGAGAGGGGTAACAACCCAAAAGAGAGCATAGCTCTCTCCTCTCACTATAACATCTGAAAAAAAGCAGCACTTTGGGCTGCGTGGCTGCTTCGAGAGGCGCTCAAATAGCATCCAGACCTCCAAATCAGCCAAAACCTGAGAAAATCTCAGGAAAACCGCAAAAATTGGCCAAAATTGCTGCGACACGCCGGTATGTCGTCAAAAAACCAGTTTTGAGGGGGGTAAAACTCTATATATATTTTTTTTTTTTTTTTTTTTTTTTTTTCCCGGGGTTTTTGGGGGGGGAAAAACGGGTTTTTTCAACACTTTTTCACAACAACATCTC